GACCCGTGCGCTCCCGTTTGCCGCCCTTGGAATACCGCCGACCGTCACTACACCATGCACGACAATGGGCTGAATAAACCGTGGCAAGGGCGCGTGTGGCTTAACCCTCCGTATGGCACGGAAACCGGAAAGTGGCTTAAACGCCTGGTAGACCACGGAGACGGCATTGCACTGATATTCGCACGCACTGAAACAAAGATTTTCTTCGAGCATGTTTGGCTCCGCGCAGCCGCCGTGTTTTTCTTCGAGGGCAGGTTGCACTTTCACCACGTCGACGGGAGGCGCGCTACCGCGAACGCAGGGGCGCCGTCGTGTCTGGTTGCCTATGGGACAACCAACCGTCTCGCTATTCGCTGCGCCGTCGATAACGGCATCCTGCGCGGGATGTTGGTCGATCTATGAGGCCGCTGGTCATCACCGGAGAAGTGGATCGCAAGGCTTGGGCCAAAAGGTTTATGGCAAAATGAGCCGCCGAGATCGCATCTATTTCCGTGTAGACCGAGGATGCTTAATCCCGGCTGACTCATGCCAACAATCGAAATTGCGTGAGCGCGGATACCGCATGGGCGACTTGCTATCCGCTGATCTGACGAAGCCGCGCAATCCGAAGTTCAACAGGCTGGTGCATCAACTCGGTCGCTTGTGCGCCGTCAATATTGAAGCGTTCGCCGGGCTTGACGCGCACCGAATCATCAAGCGATTGCAGATCGAGGGTAAGGTGGCATGCGACGAAATTGGAATCAATGTTCCTGGGTACGGGATGGTGATCCAGTTTATCCCGCGCAGCCTCTCGTTCGAGTCGATGGACGAAAGTGAATTCAATGCTGCCGCCCGTGGCATCAGCCGAACGATTTCAGAAAGGTACTGGTCGTCAATGACGGAAGACCAGATTTTGAGCATGGCTGAATTGATGATTGATGAAGCATGACCAACCGCCGCCACATCGAGCGTGTCAAGTCGCTACCGTGCTCAGTCTGTGGAGCCGCCGGCCCGAGCGACGCTCACCATATCCTCGAAGGACGCACGCCAGGTCGCAAGTCTCCGGACGAGCTTTGCATTCCGTTGTGTCGTGATTGCCACACCGGGAGTTTCAACGGCATCCACGGACAGCGCCGCATGTGGGACGTGATGAAGAAAACCGAACTCGACTGCCTGGCAGACACAATCAGGAAACTAATTCAATGAGTGATGAAGTCGATATAGCAAACGAGCGGCGCGACCAAGAACTTGCTAACATAATCAACGAATTCAGGTATAAACTTGAAAATCCTACAGTCGTTTTCAATGCTGGTCACTGCCGAAATTGCGATGAAACACTGGACGACGGCCGAGCTTATTGCGACAGTGAATGCGCCTCAGATTTCGAGAAGCGCCAGCACTCCATCCGTCGCAACGGAATCCTACGGGGAATGATATGAAAGTGACGCTCCCATATCCACCAAGCGCAAATCGCTATCTCCGGCACACTGCGCGAGGAACGTACCGTACCGCAGAGGCGAACCACTACAAGGAATACGCCAAATGGGCGGCTTTGGCTTCCGGAGCGCGGATTCTTGATGGTGACGTTGCGCTTACCGTTGTCCTGCACCCGAAACTGACAGAGAAGGGCAAGGCAAGCAAAATCGTGATCGACCTCGACAATTCGTTGAAGGTGGCACTTGACGCGCTACAAGCACTGGCCTTTTCCAATGACCGCCAGGTAAAGAAGATCGCGCTTTCGTATGGGCCCCCAATAGCCGGGGGCGGACTGAGCGTCACCGTTGATCGATTTGACGTGGCGGCAGTATGACCTACGGTTGCCAACAATACGACATCAACCGCCTGTGCCGATTCGACCGCAGGGCAATTGATCGTGGATGCGACGGATGTCTAAGAACAACTGACAAGGATTACTTGACAGATCAAGGTCTGTGGATAGCCGGGATTTCTTATCAAGATGACGAACAATCGGGAATCGAAATGACTAATATGGAATGGCGGCCAATTGAAACGGCCCCGAAAGTTCGGTATGAGGATTTCTTGGTGTATGACAAAAAGAGATGGGGTATTTCAATTGGCGCATGGAGCGAAGTGGTTGGGTGGTATCGCGTACCGGGTTGTGCAAAGCTAAACCCAACTCACTGGATGCCGCTTCCAAAAACCCCGTAGGGAACCAACTGAAATGCCAGCGCAGAAGATAATCAAACTTGAATCACACCTTGACCGACCAGAACGATGGGAATTCAAGGAACTAGAGATTGTCATCATGCGACATATGAAGCAACGCGGCCCAGGATGGGTAACAAGCCGAGAAGTCGCCTGTGAGCTAGGATACCCTTGGCGCGTAATTGCAAGGGCAATGATTAAGATGGTGGAGATAGAGAAGCAACCAATGACATGGACAAGCAACAGATGCCGGGAACGGAAGTGTCTTTCGTACAGAGTCTTCCACGGACCACAAGCAGACTATCCGGAGTGGCTAATACCAAAGTCACGCCCGGTCACTGCAATTGGCCGCGTTCATCAGATAGAGAAATGATATGATTCCGCAAAATATTATAGTTTGTGGCTATGGGACGTAGTAGCACATCCGGTCAAGGTAGACCGCCAGGGCAACCGAATCGCGCAACGAAAGAGGCGCGGCAGGCCATTGCGGGCTTCGTCGACAACAACGCCGACCGCCTTCAGGGTTGGCTCGATGCGATTGCCGATGGCGTCAAGAACGATGCTGGCGATTACGTGGTCCCGCCAAACCCCGAGAAAGCGTTCAATCTGTTCCAGTCGGTGATTGAGTACCACGTTCCCAAGCTGGCGCGCACCGTGATCGCGGGGGATGGTGACAATCCGCTCAAGGTCGAGGCAGATGTCACGGTCGCTATGAATTTCGATGAAGTACGGAAGCGCGCTGAGTCGATCAAGTGAAAACCGCAGGGATATACAAGATCGAGCAGACAGGCACCGGACGGTGCTATGTCGGGAGCAGTTCTGATCTTCGCAAACGGAAAACACAGCATCTGCGTGACTTGGGCAAGGGAATACACCACGCATCGTTTCTGCAACGCGCCTGGACGAAACACGGCGCCGACGCTTTTGAGTTTGTCGTCATCGAGGTATGCGCGCCGAGTTCAGAGCTAAAGATGGTACTTATGGCGCGCGAACAACATTGGATCGATGCGCTAAAACCTTGCTTCAATACCTGTAAGGCCGCGATGTCGACGCTTGGATTTAAGATGCCGCGGGATATCGTTGAGAGGCACAGAGAGCAAATTACCGGAAGAAAGCTATCCCAGGAGCATGCCGCTTTTGTACGTAAATTGGCCTTGGGGCTAAAACGTAGCGACGAGACGAAAGAAAAACTTCGCCAAGCGGGGCTGCGGCGGGGGATGCCGCAGGCGGCAATAGACGCATCCGTGCTGGCACGGCGCGGGAAGAAACTAACTGCGGAGCACATAGCGAAAGTGGTAGCGGCAAATGCTGGATATAAGCACTCACCAGAGGCACTTGAGCGAATGCGAGCCGCTAATACCATCGAGGTAAGGGCGGCAAAAGGCGCGGCTACGAGGGGTAAGAAACAAAGCGCGGAACAGGTGGCGAAGCGCGTAGCGGCACGACGCGCAACCATAGCGCGCAATAGGGAAGCGCGTGAGGCGCCTGCCGCATCTGCATGACGCACCCAAATTCGGATTACATACAATCCGCGCTCGCCTGGCTGCACGACCCAACCACAACGATGCAGCAGTCGCTCGCCTTTTACGAGGCGACTTGCAGTATGTCTGGATGCGATAACTGGACGCTGGCGGAGCTAGGCAAGGGGGATAGGTTCTTTCTTGCGGTCCACATCCTCAATCGGCTGGACATCATTCACCCGTGGCTATACGACCGGGTTCGGGAAGTAGAGAGATCCCCGGACGGGCACCTTGATTTGTGGTTCCGGGAGGGCTACAAATCGACAATCGTTACGTTCTTTGGTGTCATTCAGGAAATACTGAATGACCCCGAGATAACCATCTGCATTCTCTCGTTCAACAAGCCCGCGTCCAGAAAGTTCTTGAAACAGATAAAGTACGAGCTTGAAACCAACGACAAATTAAAACGACTGTACCCCGATATCTTTTGGAAAGATCCGCAGAAAGAGGCACCAGGGTGGAGCGAAGATGGTGGGTTGGTCGTAAAGCGCACGAGTAATCCAAGAGAACCGACGCTTTTTAGCTCGGGCCTCGTTGACGGGCAACCGACCGGCTCGCACTTTAAGCTGTTGGTGTTTGATGATGTGGTTACGGTCGACAGCGTTACCTCCCCTGAAATGGTTACCAAGACCACGGAAGCGTGGTCGTTATCAAATAACCTGTCCGCCCGCGGCGAGGATGGGTTATCGCGCTTTCAGATGGTCGGCACGCGTTACAGTTTTGGCGATCCATACCGGGTAATGCTGGAAATGGGCGCGGTAAAACCAAGGATATACGCCGCGACAGACAACGGTCAGCGGGATGGCAATCCGGTTTTTCTTCCCCCTCAGACTTGGGATGAAAAGAAACGGCTAATGACCAGCAGCGTCCTCGCTGCGCAGATGCTCCAGAACCCCGCTGCCGGAAATAATGCGATCTTCCAGAAGGAATGGCTGCGATTTCAGGACGTGCGGCCGGCAACGCTCAACGTCTATATCCTCTGTGACCCTGCCTCGAGCAAGAAGAAGGGTAGTGACCGCACGGCCATACCAGTCATCGGCGTTGATTCGGCCGGCAACCGCTGGCTTCTGGACGGATTCCACCATCGCATGAGCCTGACTGAGCGTTACGCTGCCATCAAAGGGCTACGCAAGGTGTGG